GGAAACCGCGCAGGATGATCTTGTTGCCGGTCTCGTAGGTTTGACCCATCCCCTGCGCGAGGATGGCCCCTCGATGGGCCGCAGGGGGGTTGGTGACGATGACCTCCCACTCTTCGTGGGTCGGTGCTTCACCCGCGCGATGCCCGCAGGTTGCGCAGACGGACGTCTCTCGAGCGGCGCCAGGGGCTTCGTTGACCGCGATGATGGTGCCAGAGGGAATGGCGTCGTAGCCGGACGCGAAGTTTTTCAACTCTTCACGGTCGTCCATCGAGATCGGCTTGTCGTTGACGGCCACTGGCGTTGCGCCGACACGTGAACTGCCTACAGGTGTGAGGTAGAGCGCCCACTTGAAAACGCCGACGCGTCGATTCGGTTTCTGTTCGACGATGTGGTACTCGCCCTTCACGCCCTTGGCGTAAAGACCGCCACTGAACTTGTGCCACTTGAGCTGCCTCACGTGCGGCTTCTGTCGACGCGCTGCCTCGTAGGCTACTGTTGCTCGCATGGTGGATGCCCTCTAGAGGAGGCCAGCTTAGCTCAGCTACCGAACGGTGTGGAGCAGTTGCTTGGTGTGATCGTAGATGGCCGCGGGGATCTCCTGCAGGGCGCCCTTGCGGGTGAGCTCGATCTCGAGGGTGAGCGCCCGGAGACCTTTGGAGATCTCGGTGAGCTGGCGGAGGCACTGGATGCCCCAGTAGGCGATGCCTGCACCGGCAATGAGCGGCATGACGACTTCGAGAACGCTCATGGAACCTCCATCAGCCGTGCGACCACCGCGTCCAAGTTTTTCACATCGTCTTGCCAGGGAATCTCGGCATCGAACTTCAAGTTCCCGAAGCCGGCCTCACTCGCATGGGCTCCTGCAGAACCAGTGAGACCGCCGCCGGGGCGATGCCAGATGCGACCTCCGGCGTTGCGGATGGCCTGCAGCTCGTTGGGGAAGCGAATGTCAGACACGGCAACTCCAGTTCCTTCCGTCACGATGTACGGCGCCTTACGGATCAAATAGCTGATCCAGGTGGCGGAGTGCATCGAACGGCCCCATTCCGTTCCAAGTCGCTGGAGGGCGAAGCGCGGCGTCAGGTAGCACTGCTTGATCTCTTGCTCCCACAGGTTTGCCCCGCAACAGTCGCAGCGTTCGCCGTGATAGACCGATGTGGAGTGCTCGCGTGGGTAGCGATGATCGGGGGCGTTGCGACTCGCTGAGGGGCCCCAGAGCTGGTCTGTCGTGAAGTCGTACAGCTCACGAAGAAACTTTTTCATCGGATCTGCAAGACCAAGTTTCGCAAATCCGTACCGAGCGGCGAGGATGTCGGCGACGGTGTCCTTGCCGCTTCCTGCGGCACCGCAGATGCCGATGATGTTCATGCCTTAGTCCTTCCAGCGCCAGCACTCATACAACCCCCTGGCGCCTCGGTGGTAATGACACAGCGCCAAGTCCTTCGGGTAGCTCGCCGTATGACCCGTAAAGGTTACCCGCGGCGAGAGGAAGTAGACGTCCGCCTTCTTGTCGACGTGCTCCGCCCACCAGTTGGATCCAACGCTGGCTGGGATCAAGAAGAGAACGTGAGTCCCACTCGACTTGCCGGCTTCAGCGCACTCGGCAGCCCATGGGTGGATGTCGCCGAAGGGCGGGTTGAGCCAGAGATTGCCCTTGAGCTTGCGCCAGTCTTGCTTGAACGCGTCATCCTTCTCGCTGAAGAACTTCTTGGTCGATCGCGCCTTGCAGTTCGCTCGACTGGCCGCCAAGTCGAACTTGATCTTGCCGAAGCGTTTCTCAACCGCATCGATGAGTTCCCACGGCGTTTCCACCGAAGATTCGGATCGATATCGGTTCATAGCAGCGCCTGTGCCCATTTTATACGTGCACCCAGATCTTTCGGCTGCGTACCTGAACGATCAGCGATCGACTTACGCCAAACTTGGCGGCTAGGACAACTGTGGCAGCTGACGATGCTCGAATTGCACAAACTACAGCGGCGGTGAGTTTTGCGTTTCCGTGTCGTTCACCACGAAGCACGTCGTCAGGTCGTCTGTTGGCCCAGTGGTCGCTCCCACGTTGGAGTGTTTCCGGATGCAACCGCGCTCCTTGGCGATCTCCACGTGCTGTACGTCCATCACATTCTCGATCGTCAGCGTTCTCTTTTTGTAGGCCCCATTTCAAGTTGCTAGGAATGTTGTTTGTTCGCGTCCCGTCTTTGTGCTGAGCCTCATGTCTTGCTGTAGGTGGTAGACCCAAAAACGCTTTGGCGATCAAGCGGTGCACTGCAATATTTTTACGGCGACCGTCAACGACGATGGTCACACGTCGGTAGCCGTCACGATCAGGCCAAGAGCGAACCAGACACGGATTAGGCCGTTGGCCCCACCTATTTTTGGTGGAGTAGATCTGCCCGTCACTGCCAGCCATATAGTTAGCGACGTCTGGAATGATCATCAACTTCATGACAATCGCTCCGTCTTCACCGTCGTCCCGTGTCCCGCCGCCACCTGTTCGAAGTGCAACTTGCACCCCTCGCAGACGCGAACCTTATCGCCGTCACGGAAGGTGACAACCCAACCGATGGGGCGACCGCAGGCCTCGGAGGAGGGCGGGATGATGGCACGGCACTTCGATGCGTCCGCCGGAGGCTTGACGGTGGTCATTTCTGCGTCGCCCTGCTCGGTGCCCTGTCGATGATCGGCACCTTGGGCTCCAAGTCGTGCGGGAACTCCTTGCAGGCGATAACCTCCCTGTTGATCGTTCCACCGTCGAGCTGAAGGGCCCGTGCGCGAGCGGTCGCCTCATCGGAGGCGTAGACGATGACAACTCGGCTCAGCGTCACCTCGTAGCGGAGGATCTTGTTCGGATCGATGGCGGGACCTTCGAAGTGCATCTTGATGTCCAAGTGATTGTCAGCCATGGCAGCTACCCTATCACACGCGTCTTGAACTTCAACTTGGAAAGTTCATCGGCTGTACATTCACGGACCCAGCGCTTTTCCTGAGCTTCCCAGGTGAACCCGGCGTCCTTCGCCAGAGCTCGTTGGTCAAACGAAACGAGCGCGGCGACTTTCTTGCGGGGTCGGCCCATCGCAGAGCCGACGAGCTGCTGGAGGTCCACGCCTCGCTCATGCACCCGAGAGAGGATGCGCGCCAGCAAGTCACAGTCCGTAAGCGCGCGATGCGCCGCATGCACACTCACGCCGTAGGACAGTGCGAGGGCAGTCAGGCTTTTTGAAGATGCAGGCTGGGCACCTGGCCAGACGATGTGGTTCATCGTGCAGACCCATGGCACCTGGAAGTGGTTGGGGTCTTTACCGGAAGTATCCCACGTCATGCGAAAGCCCTCAGCGGCCTCGACGAACGCTTTGTCGAACGAACTGTTGTGCGCCAGGATGACGTCCGCATGCGCCATCAGGTCGCATACCGCCACCCAGAGGCGCTCCTGTTCGAACGCCTCGCTCAGCAAGGCGACCGGGATGCCATTGATGTGTTCCGCCGCGTTGGAGTCGCCCCTCGCCAGCGCCGCGAACGATGCGATAGGAGAGGCCAACTTCAAGTCGTAGAGAATGACGGCAACTTCAACTATGTGGTCGACGCGTGGCGCAAGGCCCGTTGTCTCCACGTCCAAAATTAGCGCTCTACGAGGCTGCAACGATTCGACGGCACTCATGCGGACACCCTCCATGCGATTTAGCGTAGTTGCAATTGTGACAAAGAAGCTGAAACGAATCAGGGAAACCGGCACGCGCAACCCATGCGTACAGACGATATGTACCGCAAATATCGCCAGACTTGGTTAGCGACCGTCTGTGGGCGTTCCCGCCTCCGTGCACATGATCTAAGGCCAAGAAGACCTCAGCAGTCTCACCGCAACATCTACATGCTCCACCGTACGCCGCCAATATCTCTGCACGCATTCGTACATGTGCACGGTTTGCGCTATCTCGAGCTGTCTTCTTAGCTGCTTCCGGATTGCAGGCACGCCAGTAGTTCGACTTCAACATACAGCACGTCTTACAACGCCTATAGTTTTTGAAGAAGGGACCGGTACTTGCGCATGTTTTACATTTGCCGTCCCATGGGAGCGGCTTTGGCCGCATAGGCCGCCCGCTGCGCATGCATCCGTAATGTGTCACACACCAACCCTTTGCGTTTGCCTTGTACAGACAACCTTCGAACTTGCACAGAGCTCGAGGACCGCGTGGGCGGATCACATGGTCAGGCCTGAGGCGCCTAGTTTTAGCCCGAGCCCACTCGCGGTTGTAGTGTCGCTTACACCACCCCTTAGCGAACAGCTTTCCTTCGCAGCGGTCTTCTGCACACCGCACACGCTCCATCATATGGTCTCCGCAATCACCGCCTGCAGTGAGTCAGGTGATGCCTGCGGCCCGCGTGGTTTCTGTCGCTCGAGGCAGCCGGCGATGTCAGGAGGCGTCCACCCGGGCGGCTTCAACGTCTTGCCGTCCTTCCGCTTGACGACGCCCATGCGCCCCTTGCCATTGCACTTCGGGCAAGGCTCGGAGTCGTGATCATTCTTCTGACGCCAGCCGCGTCCGTCGCACGTCGTGCAGACAAGAGCTTTCGTCATGTTGGCGCGGTGCACCTCGTCGGCGATTGGCTCGCCGTTGACGCCGAACTCGAGGCGGGTGCCTTCGACGACGTAGTCGATGTCGGCGAGAGCATCGACGGCGAGCGGCAGGTCGACCTTGATCGGCGCATTTCTGATGAGGCCGGAGAAGCGATTGCGGATCTCGATCATGAAGATCTTGAAGCGAGGATCCTTTGTGTCGAGTGTTGCCTCCAAGAACTCCAGGCACTCCTCGACGATGAACGCCGCACGAAACCTCACCCGCTCGTCGGGCGGGATGGTGGGGGAGTCGGCCGTTGGATGGCCGAACACACGGTGAAACTCGAGGACTTGTTGAGTCAACTTGTTCATGGGAGCGCCTCAAGTATCGCGCGCACCGTAGTGACATAGAGTGCGTCTTTCTTCTTCTGGGCTTCCGGCAGATCGTCGTACGGCACGAAGCACGGGTGCTCCTTCTTCTCCGGGTCTTTCACCGGCCCGTACTTCCAGCCCGCGTCTGCCTTCTCATCAAGCCAGGATTGGTGCGACTCGCGCGGCCCGTTGCCTGCGATGACGCCCGCTACGCCGTTGCGCGCACTGGATTGCTGCCAGGTAGGCGCGTTCTCCCAATGCGGCTGCGTGGTATCGCCAATGGCAATGCAGTACGCGCGGTTGACTTCATGTGCGGCGCGCGCCGCAGCTTCGATTTTCGAGTCGGTCATCATCGTCTCCCTGGTGGTTTCTTCGGCAGTGGTTTCTTCAAAACATCCGGGATCGGTGTGCGGAGCGCCTCACCGAGCGCCACCTTCCCCGCACTGAAGTCGTTCGTGTAGATCGGTTCGTCGAAGACCTTTTCGTGCGTCTCGCGGATGTACGCTGCCTGCTTGCCGCTGAAGACGGTCAGGCGTCCTTCACCGTGGCGCCCGAGCATGTCGCGCATCGAGGAGGCCCAGCGCGGATCTTCGGCCAGACCGTCGGCGTGGTTGACGAGATCGTCGAGAAGTTGAAGAAGCGGTTTCATAGATCGCTCAGCCTCATCGCTCTCTTCAAGTCAATTGGTAGGTGGAACGTAGCTGCCTTTGCGCAGATGACACTCTGCGGAATGGTCACAGGCGGCGCCCAGACAGCGGCCATCAACGCCTCGGTCTCATCGGCCGCCTTGCCTAGCGGCGCCTCTACGCAGAGCGCATCGTGGAACTGTCCTACGATCCGCGCGTCTTTTGGTAGCTGAGGCGCCAGTTCAAGCAGGCGGATATTCATCACGTCGGCGACCCCAGACTGCGCCGGGTGGTTCTTGATCTCCTCAGCTTTTGCATGTCGGCCGAATTGACGAACCCGAAACAGGAACGGGCTGATGAGGTAGCCGTGCTTTTCCACGAACGCCACGTTGCGCGCCGAGTAGTTGAAGTAAACTCTGTAGCGGCGCTGCAGGAGCTCCAACAGTTTTTGAACTTCCCGCAGTGGAACCTTGAAGCCCTTGGTTTGCAGAAACTTCCAAATCGCATCGGCTGCGGCGCCATAGACGATGCCGAACATGAAGTTTTTCGCAATATCGCGGAATGGCTTGCCGACCCCCTTCGGGTCCCTCCGGATGTCTGCAGCGTGCTGCGGGAAGATCGCACACGCGTTGCCTGTGTGAACATCGCCTTGGCAGGTTTCCAAAAAGTTCGGGTCGCCGGAGATGTTGGCGCAAATTTTTGCTTCGGCTTGACGAATGTCGAAGTAGACAAACACGCAGCCGGGCCGTGGGATGTAGATCTCGCGGACGCGAGTTTCCAAGACAGGCCGCCTTGTCTCGCCGGGGCTCTCCGACTGGTTGTGGCGACACTTGGTGCAGATCTGCGCCAGGACCGACCAGGAATCACACGCACGGCAGCGGGTCACAAACTCTGGCCTAGGAATACTCTGCAGACGGCCACCCCAGCGGCCTGTCGGCGTCGCGTAGATCTTCCAGTTCGTCCGCACCCGTGGGCCGAGCCGCGTTGCATGGGGCTTGAGAGGTTCCGCATCGATGTACGTCGTGCGGCTTTTGCGAACGCCGCGCCATAGCAAGATGTAGTCGGACAGCCGGCCTGCCCTGGTCCCATTGCCACGGTACACCTCGAGAGTGCCCGACGCTGTAGACGGCAAGCCGGTCGGCGTCGGGCTGATCACCGGCGCCTTGAAGCGCCCAAAGAGAGCCTTGCGGATCTCATTGTCGGTAACTTGAAAATGCGGATCCTTCACCAGCTTGCGCATCAGGCCCTTGAGCGCATCTTGGCGTTTTTTCATCTGCGCGCGGAGGCTGTCGCGATGCAGAATGTCGACGCCAATCCCCTCAGCAATCATCTTCATCACGATGCGGGCGAGCGCCATATCGTGCTCGTAGATCGCACGGTGCGGACGAAGGTCATCTTGAAGGGCATGCCACAAGTCGATATCGAGCACACAGTCACAACTGTTGTAAAACGCGCGCTCGGCGGGGGTCATCTTGACGGGAAGGACGCCTTTTTCTTCCTGCCCCTTGCGTCCGCACTTTATCTTCCACGGTCGACAATCTAAGTAGACTGAAGCACAGTGATCAAGTCGTTGGGGGAAGACTGACCCGATCGTGTGGTGCGCGACGAGTGTGTCGTTGATCGTTGCGTCTGGAATTTCAACTCCATCGGCACGTAGGGCCACCACGTCGAAGCAGATGCCATTGTGAAAAATGTTGATCTTGTCGTGGATGCCCTCGCTGAAGACTTGGGCATGAACCTTCTTGTTCCAAGGCTCAATCACCACGGTCCTGCGGCCATCGGAGAAGCCAACGCAAAGGATCTTCAAGTTTGCCGGGTCGATGCCATCAGTCTCTATGTCGATGGCGATCTCGCGCTGCATATTCGCGAGGGCGCGACGGATGTTCTCCGGCTTCGTCAGGATCTTCCAGGGCCTGCTTGTATCTGCGAGCGTCGCTTCTGTCAGCTCTCCCCGCACGATCCGTCCAAAGCGTCGGATGTCCGCTTGGATGACCGGCTTCCACACGTCCGCTCGCAGCACGAACGCCGGATGGATAGTCGGCAACACCACGCGGCCGGCGACGTGGAACCGCCCCTCCAGCGTCAACGCGCGGCGTTTCAAGTCAGGGTGAGTGTTTTTATCGCTTTTACGCCAGGCCGCCAACACCACCCCCTTGTCGATGTCAGGGGACTTCCAGTAGAAGCCGCGCGCGAGAAATAGCCTTGCCGTACCGAGAACGGGCTTCATCGCAAACTTCCCCAAGGTCAGTATGGGAACCGCAGGGCTGATCGCGGAGAGTTCGCGTAGGAGACGGGGGGTGCAGCATTCAGCGGCGCGCTGCTTTTCCTTGTCGGTCTCTCCCCGGCACAACGCGACATTTACAAGATAGGCGCGTGATCGATCCAGCTTTGCTTCTTGAAGAAGTCGCGTCAGGAACATCCCCGTCGGACCGATCAGCGGTCGACCCTGCGCCTCCTCGACACGACCAGGGCCTTCAGCCACTACGATGTATTGCGGGTTCTCAACGCGCGTCGATGGGACGATCAAGGGCGCCAACTTCTGCTTGCTCAGCGGGCAGAGGTTGCACATCGCCCCAAGCTTCATCGCGTCGGCGCAGGTCATCCGGTGCGGGGGAGCGGGGCGCTGACCGAGGACGGGCAGAAAGCCGCTGGTCGCCTTGACGCTGGGGACGGCAGAGGGTTTGGGCGGACGGAGATCGCTCATTCAGCCCCCGGTGTGAACGGCCTAGAGCGGTACTCTCGGAAGATGTAGTCGTCGATCCACTCGATCAGGTCGAGCTCCTTCTGCAGCATGTCGGCGAGCTGAATGTCGTGCTCGCGCACCTCGGCGATCCATCGACGCTTCTGGGCATAGTCGTCATAGTCCGCCGCGACGTCCGCCATTTTTTGCAGAAATTCGTGGCGGGTCATTCGGCCGCAACCTCCTCCCGCTCGATCGTCGCCAGCGTCTCCTCGATGCGCCCCCGCTCACTCTCCCCTAGGCGCTTGACGTACTCACGGATGATCGACGTGCGATAGCCTCGGCGAAGCAACTCTCTGGCTTCGGGGATCCGTAGCCTGCGTCCCTCACGCAGCGCGATGAAGCCGATAGCCGCAGTCGCTGCGCGCATCCACTCGTCGGAGGGTTTTTTGTCGGTGTACTGGCCGTGGCGATACGCTTTGGTGACCGCGGCGCGGATAGCGCACGGGATGACCCTCCAGTGTGCCGGGCAGCACAAAAGCTTTGGAGAGACCTCGGCCTGGCATTCGCGGGCGTGGCAGCGATGGCTCACGGGTACTGCGCCTTTATGTATTGCGCCGTCGCTTCCATCGCCGTGAAGATGCCGCGCAGGTGCCGCGCCAGCATCGGATCGTGCTCCTCAATGTCGTCGGCGATGCTGTCCATCTCCTTGCCCATCTCGGAGAGCTGGGAGATGGAGTCGTGATCCTTCATGCCTTCGAGAAACTCTTCGCGGGTCATGTTGAACTTCCTAGGTCAGAAGGGTGAGCTTCTGGCTACTACGCGTGACAAGAGTGTATAACCATTTCCTATATTCGCTGTCGCCAGGGTTCGACGGGCGATCGAGCACTCCAATCGCATGGCGTAGCGAGCTCCCCTGAAACTTGTGGACGGTCGCGCAGGTACCCCAGTCGAACAAGAGGCCCGCATCGGACATTCTGCGTAGGCCTGGAATCACGCGCTGCAACTCGTCGAGCCCGGCGAATGTCCGCTCGCGCCCAAACTGGTGCCCGCATAACTCGAAGTCGCCTTCGATCCCCTCGTCGAGAAACTTCAACTTCGCATCGAGCTTGAAGCCAAGTTGCGCTGCATCCTCGGTAAGGATCCCTCGCATGCCGTTTGAGACGTCGTCGTTGTTGCGAAGGCACATCAGGACTTCGCCGGCCTTGGGCGGCCCGCTGAAGCCACGCGTCTTGCGGATGGTCCGGTTTGCAACCACGCGTGTCTTGTTGGTCCAGCAGAGTGCCCCGACATCGAGGGCCGTCCCACCATCGGCGATCACGTTGGTGAGGGCTACCTCGTAGACCATCCCCAGGTTGCCTCGCCCGGCAAACCCGATCGCGTCACCCGCAAGCTTCGTGTCGATGCGGCCCGTCTCGCGGATGATCTTCGAGAGCTGGATGATCGGGTTGTCCTCCGCTTGACGGTGGATCTTCTCGAGGCGGATGTTCGGGTTCTGCATAAGCGACCCAGCGTCCTTGACGGGAGAGAGTTGGCCGTGATCGCCTACGGCTAAAATAGGAACCCCATGACGGCGGATGTCAGCGAGCATTCGATCGCCGATCATCGAGCTCTCGTCGGTGACGATGAGGCCGTAGCGTCGATCGAGGTTGAGCCGCGTACGCCAGCCGAGAAGCTCGTCGGTGTGTTCGTCAATCATCGGCGCGTAGAGCAGCCGGTGGAGCGTCCCACAGAAGGGCATCCGCTCCTGGCCCTCCTCGAGAAAGTATTTTGCGAACTTCCCTTCGAGCTGGCGCGAAGACGTCGCCTTGAGCTTGTTGGAGGTGATGACGCCCTGATCTTCAAGTTTGCGACTGAGGATGGTCGACGCGCGACCCGTGAAGGTGGCGTATGCGACGAGAAGACCGCGTTCTTCGGCAAACTCTTTCGCGAGGATCCCCAGGACGGTCGTTTTTCCGGTGCCCGCAAATCCTGCGAACTTCAAAACCGCCGCCGGTTGGCCTTCCCGCCATGTGTCGCATCGCTCGTAGACCCAGGAGCGGATCTGCTCACAGGCGGAGGCTTGATCGGGGGAGAGCTTCATCCTTCAACTCGAATAAGATCCCAACCTTCACCACCGCAGTGACCCAGGGCCTTCAACTTTCTTTCCGCGGCTTGAAGACGTGTCAGTAATGGATTTTGAAGTGCCGCGGCGACCCGCTTGAAAGCTTCGTGCTCTGGTGTCCCTTTGATCTCCTCCCACGGTGCCATGAGATCATCGGGCATTGCACCGGCAAGCGCGACACGCCACACACGATAGGTTTGCTCTGCGGGGTCATCAGCGATGATGACCGAGCCGCCACAATTGTAACAGGGCCACAGGATACTCTCCGTGTCTTCGATCAGGCCGTCGTCGCGGCACTTTGGACACCGTTGACCCGCTACACCCTCTCGCGCCATCGGAAGCCTCCTTTTACAAGTCTCATTCGTAGAAGTCTCCCTCATCGAGGATGTCCAACAACACGGTCATTGCGTTGATTGCTCGCGCACCGGCATCACCAACGTTGTTGTAATCATTGTCAAGTTCACGTTGAAGTTCGTCTCTCGACTTGCGAACGTTCTCGATCGCAACGTGGAAGCTTACTGAGCCCATAGAGGATCGCCCGCGAGTCGAACGCAGGTTCCCCGCTCTACGCGGGTACATCCGCACCGTTGCTTGACGCAAACGGCCGATCCAAGATCCCGGATGAAAGAACGCCCCCTGACCTGGCGTTTACTCTCTAGACCCGCTGGCGGCGCCGCCTTTGGGCCCCCGACGTCCGGGCGCCGGGGGCAGCACGATCAAGTTCAGGGGCCCTCAAGTAGGGGAGACCACTCGACTTGGTGCTGCCAGGTTCAGCGACGGCCAGCCGCTTTCTTCCCCGGGTTCGTCTTCGGCCCAGCGCCCTTCGCGGGCGCGGCCTTCCCACCGCCACCGGCAACGGCGCGCATGGCCGGCTTTGCCGGCTCGACCTCTTCTTCCTCCTCTTCCTCTTCTTCCTCCTCGGGCTCGTCCTCCTCGGTGCCATCGTCGACCGGCGGAAGCACGCCACTCGCCGCGACGCCGCCCGGCGCCTTGTAGAACACCTTCACGCGCTCGATCACCTCGCCGTTGCCCTGGTCCTGCTTGTCGACGGCGGTCCAGATGTCGGTCGTCTGGTTGTCGATCGCGGCGCAGAAGTCGGCAAGGTCATCGGACGAAGCGATGTGCTTGGGGATGAGCGTCCGGGAGATGCCGAGCTTGTCGCAGAAGGCCCGGAGGCGAATCTTCGACAGACGGCTCGCCTGCGCGCGCGTCTCGGGGAAGAACGTAATGAAGTCCGCCACGCGCGCGCCGACGAAGCTCTCGTTTTCCTCTTCGTAGGCCGTCTCCAGCTCCCACTCGACGATGACCATCGGGTAGGAATCCTTCGAAGTCTTGGAGACCTTCGCCGTGGCGACGGCCTTCCAAGAGCCAGCCGGTGCGTCGGGCGGGATGTTCTCCGCATCGTAATCGATCGGTGTAAAGACGACTGTTTCTGCCATGGGATTGTCCTCAGGTTCTTTCTTTTTCAACTTGACACATCGCGCACGGCATATGCTCGTGCGGCAACGACAGGGTGTGAATCATGTCCACGTGTGGGATCGCTCCGGTCAGAGACAGGTAGCGAATCGGAATTGCGAGGCGGCGGCTCGCCTCGAGGTCGGCCCTCATGCCGCGACTTACCCCAAGGTCCATAAAGGAGAGGGCGATCTCGCAGGTCGACAGGAAGGCGTAGCCGGCCCAGAAGCCAAAATCGCGGTCCTTCGGGTCGTCATCGTTGAGGCAACCGCTGGCCGCGAAGAGGATATGAGAGGCGTACGGCGAGTAGCCCTCGGATAGTGCGTGGTGCATGCAGCGAAGAGCGTAGGCGACGTTCTTCTTGGTGTCGCCGGAGTACGGGCTGATCAAGTAGGCGCGCTTCATCGAGCAAGCTCACGGCGTAGCTCGACGGCCAAGCGCGCTGTCCAGATTGT